TCCGGCTACATTTGAGCCAGTAGTAAGTTTTATGACTAGATATGGTTATATCGAGTTATCAAACACTGCGTCATCATTTGGTAACGCTGGTGACTATGTAGGTGAGATTGCAGTTCAGAACTTATCTTTCTCATAATACACACTTAACTTTATTAAAAATAGCACCTTCGGGTGCTATTTTTTTGGCCGCAGTTCCACATAAATACAATTGCACAATAATGTGTTTATGCAGACAAAACTGCGTACCCGCTAGAACGGGACTTTATAAGGAGAAAACAAATGGGAAGACCGTTAAAAATTAAAATATCTAATACACAAGATGCTGGATTTAACAATCCTGGTGATGACGTTGTAAATAGACAACCAACAGGCGAAGAATTCTATGGTGTAGTTGGTGGAAACATTAGTACTAGTGACTATACATTTCCAGTAACAACAACTAGAATTAGACCAGCAGGCGGAAGTATTACTGCTGAAGCAGAAGGATTTATAGTTAGACAAAAAGGTGCGTCAAAGTATCTTGTGTCAAGACTAGATGCTAGTGCAATTGACCCTGTAAACGCAGTGGTTGGCACACAGATAAGAATTGTGTCAGTTGGTAATACTGACTGGGCCTCAATGGGTGCTGGCGAAGGTACTATTGCAGTAGGAAAAATCTTTACTGTAGAAGTTGCATCAGCAGCTGGTAGTTCAGGAACTGCCGCTGAATGTGGAATATGCACATTAGCAAACGTAAACGATGCTTCGTTAGCCGCAGGTGACATGACAGTAAGTTATACTGACGTAAGTTCATCACAAGTGCGTTTAAAGCGTTTTAGCAACAGGCATGGCATACCTTTTACAGGTGATCCAGTATTGTTAAACTTCTTCAACATACGAGACAACACAGTAGTAATTGGTGGATCAGGTTCAGCTGCTTCTCCATCAACACGTGACTTAGTACAGATTGAGAATGCTTCATACGGTTAATAGATACTTTTTAACTAACCAAACCCTTACTGTATTAAGTACAGTGAGGGTTTTTTTATGAGTACTGCATTTGTATTAGGAAATGGTAAGAGTCGTTTAGTAGTTGATCTTGATTTACTAAAAAGCAGAGGCAAGGTTTATGGATGTAACTGGCTATACAAGACTTTTGTTCCAGATTGTCTAGTTGCAACTGATAGACCAATTGCTGATGCAATACAGAATTCAGGATATGCAAAAGAGAATCGTTTTCACACACGCAAACCAATTCCTAATCTTGGAGGACAACCTTTAGATAACAAATACAAAGGTTTTAGCAGTGGACCAAATGCAACAGCTTTTGCATGCATGGATGGACACAGTGACATAATATTAGTAGGATTTGATTTAGGAACAACAAACGGTATGTTTAACAATGTGTACGTTGATACACAATTTTACAAAAAAGAATTAGATCCTCCTACTTTTGCAGGAAATTGGGTTCGACAATTAGTTGAACTAACAAAAGAATACAAACATGTTAACTTTACCAGAGTAGAAGGCCCAGAGAGTGCTTTTATAAAACAGTTCAGCAATCTACCAAATGTGCAAATACTAACAATGGACAAGTTTTTTAAGATGGTAAATACTGGTAGAGGTCCATTATGAATACAAAGAAAAGAATTGACGGCGATTACTACATCGAGACCATAAACGCTACAGACATGGTTCATATTGCCAGTAACACAGCAATTGACGGTAACCTAACCGTAAATGGAAATGTTACATATATTAATACAGAACAACTTGATGTAAAAGATCCGTTTGTGATGGTGAACAGTAGTAATACTGCAACATATGCAAGTAATGCTGGATTGTTAACACATAAAACCGCTACAACATTTGCTGGCATTCGGTATAACACCAATGATAATAAATGGGAACTAAGCACTAGCACAGGTACAACTGGCGAGACAGGAACATGGAGTGAGATTGGTACTGCGGTTGCTGGTAGTGTTGCAGGCGCAAACACACAAATACAGTTTAACAACGCAGGTGCTTTTGGTGCTTCTGCAAATATGACATTTACAGATACTAGTCAACTTAATGTGACAGGTAATATAAATCTAAGTACAGGGTTACAACTTAAAGACAGTGCCGCACCTGGTGCAGTTGCTTCTACTACTATTGTACACGGTGGCACAGCAGGCAGTGGCGGAACAGGTATATATTTTGTAGACGGAACAACCACTGATGAACTAGTAAGCAAAAGCAAGGCGATTGTTTTTGGAATTATATTTTAAGGAAAACAGATGACAATACAAACAACTGCCGTAAGCAACAGTGCAACAACAGTATATACTAGCACAAACAATACTGCTATAACTTATATGGAATTAACAAATGTCTCAGCTGGCGCATTAACAGTTGATATTCATGTAATACCAAGTGGAGACTCCTTGTCAAATACAAACATAATAGCAAAGACACTTAGTATTGCTACTCTTGACAGTTATCAACTGTACACAGGGGGAGAAAAACTACTACTAGCAAATGGAGATACTGTACAGATAACTGCAAGTGCAGCCACAGGAATCAATTCAGTCGTATCATTTACGAGTATCTAGTAAATGGGAACATTTCTTAAGAACAGACAGTTGCAAAGTGGCGAAAGTGGAGTGGTTGTTCCTGGTGGTTCGACAGCAGAGAGACCAGATGGTCCAGTATTTGGAGTTTTCAGGTATAATACAAGTACAAATACCATGGAATTTTTCAATGGAACGGTGTACCAGACAATTGCAAACTCAGGAGAAGCAAACATCACAGTGGATGCTTTCACTGGAGATGGATCAACTTTAACCTTTACTCTTGGTACTACCGCAAGTGCTGCAGATCAAGTGATTGTGTTTGTTTCAAACATCTATCAACAACCAACTGGCGTTTATACTATTACAGGTGGTGGCAACGATATAACCTTTAGTTCGGCACCATTAGCCGCTGAACCTATCAACGTAATACATGGTGTTGGCAACACGCCTTAACAACTGCGATAAATACTGCAAAGTTTAAGGATAGTAATTAATGGCCATTGCAAGAGTCACCGGTAAAGCACTCGCAAACAACCTTGAAAGAACCGCAAATTTAGCAGTCGATACAAGCACACTGTTTATTGATGTGACCAATAACCGTGTAGGTATAGGGACTGTTACTCCTACACAATCTCTGACTGTTCCTGGTAATGCAAATATTGCAAATTTGTCAATTGCAGGTAATGCAATCAGTGCAGAAGGTAATCTTAATTTAAGTGGTAGTAATGTTAATCTTGGTGCCAATACCGGAATTACAATCACCGGCGGAACAACTGGACAATTATTAACCACAAATGGCAGTGGTGTTTTAAGTTGGACTGACGCCGCAAATATTGCAAGTGTAATAGGTAACACAATAGACCTTGGTACACCAGCTGACGGAAGTCTCACTGGAAACGTTGCTTATGATGGATTTACTACTACATCAAAAGTCACAGATAGTATTGATGATCTAAACCAAGTAATACTTAATGTTGGTAATAATACGTTTGTAGGACAAGCAAGTTTTACTGGCACACCAGTTAGTGGACCAAGTCCAACAACTGTGAATTTTACTGGTACATTTACTGGCAACGCAAATGGATTTGAATGGAACTTTGGCGATGGTAACACTTCAACTTCGCAAAATCCTAGCCACACATATAATAATTCCTCTGGTGGCCAGTTTACAGTTGCATTCACTGCTAAAAATACAGATGGAACATTTGCAGGAAACATTGCCGCAGGTGCAAAAGGTTCTGCTGATAGTTTTACAAGAACAAATTATATTACACTGTTTACGCCAACACCTATTCCAAGTTTTACACTCGACGATAATACCATTGACACTGGTACTGCCGCAACAATTACTAATACAAGTCAATTTGTAACAACTAGTTTTACACTAGATTGGGGACAAGGTGCAAACGTAAATCCTGCAACTACCTTTACAACAGTAAGCAATACATATAACAATACAGGTGGTGACACTCAATATCAAATTGTTCTTACTGGAGTATCAAATACTGCTGGTGCAAGTCCAGTGACGGTGAACAGTGCTCCAACAACTATTAGTGTGTTTACTCCACAAACAACTACATCAAGTGCGAACGTAGCTCGTATAGTTAACGAAGAAGGAACTTCAGGAGGAGTAGTACAATTTACAAACAGTACTTCAACTGCCCCTGGAACAACTGCACTATTTGGAAGTGGGCAAAAGTATAGATGGACTTGGGGTGACGGGAATGTTGACGCAGTAAACATACAATCAGGTGTAGCAGGAAATCCAGGAACAACTATTAACCATACGTTTGCACTAAGCAGTGGTCAACAAGCCGCTGGTACGACAGTAAATTATGCGATACAACTTGCAACCGAAACCGGACACACAAGCAGTCCGTTTAATGCAGCAAATATTGCCATTGCAGTTGAACCAGATATACGCAGTATTTTTACAGGTACATTGGTAACAGTAAGTGATAGAACAGGCGATGATGCACAAGATGGTTACTTGTTTACAGATTATAGATCAGGAGTAGAAACTGATAGAGGACTTGTAACATTTCAAAACACAAGTCAAAACGTTACAACTACTAATTTTACATTTGGAGATGGTAATACCACTGGTGCTATTACAAGTGGTGCAGGTACACCTGGAGCTGCCAAC